CATCATTCTTCGTTACTAAGAAGTTAGAAGCGTTCACTGTGATTGGTAATAGCGCCTCACTAAACGTCCAAGTGATTGCAGTTGAAACAGCAACCGCTGTAGCATTATTAGCTGGAACCACTGATGATATTGTTGGTGGTGTTGTGTCAGCTGGACCAGTTCCAACAGTTGTAAACCAGTTCGTACCAACCGCTGAAGTATATGTTGGTGAATCTTCATCTGCAATTGATTGCCACATACTGTCAAAATCACGTTTAACAAATGCCCCCTTAATTTTCGGTGTCATTGGTGAAGGTTTTTCTTCCATCGTTTTGTATTCTTGATCTTGCTCAGCAAATTTTCCTTTATATAACCAAACATATCGATATTTACCATTTGATTTAATCGAACGGAAACCTAATGCAACGTAAGGTGGAATATCGGTTGTTTTCTTTTGTAGTACTCCATTTGCAACCGTGTGACCCAATAGAGCTGCTTGAGTTTCAATATCTAAATCCTTCATTTCAATCTCAACGTCAAGTCCACCCATACTTGTAATCGTTTCGCTTGCTCCATCATCTGAATATAAAAAATCAATATTCGATTTTGGATTAATCTTAGCAGCAATTGCACCAGGAACTCTCACAGGTGCACCATACGTCACACCCGATACAGTATCACTTGTTAAAAGTGCGTAATATAAATCTCTAAAACCAATTTGTACTCCAGACATTTAAATTCCTCCTTTAATTTACATAAGAAAAACGGATAGCACAGTGGTAAATCTGTGTATCCGTTTCATATAAGTGAGTTAGATTTAATCTTTTAAATCCATTATTTTCTAAAGCATTCTTCACATCTTCAACTAGATCCATATAGTCATTTTTAGACCAAACATCAACTTGTATGAAGTATCTAGTTTGTTCTTCGTTGTCATCTGAGAATAGATAACCATTTTCGCTATATTGAAAGAAAGTGATGTAGGTCGTTTCATTCCCCTGATACTTTTGAAAACTAACTGGAACATTTAAAGTTTCTAACGTTTCAATAACTAATTGGTTAATACTCATAAGTTAAGTTCCCGTCTAATTACTTCAGCCATTTTATTTTCAACATCACCTTTTACATTATGAAAAGATGGTTCCATAAACGGTTGTGGTTGCATTTTACTCGATCCAAATTCAAGGAACATACCATAGTAAGCATTCCCGGTATGAATTTCAATTTTACCGTTTTTCACATCTGAAACTTTAATATTCTCTTTTAAATTTCCAGTTCTTTCAGGAACATTTGCTATTACTTCTTCTTTTACAATATTAGCTCCTGCATCTAATGCTTTATCTTCAACTTCGTTTACATTATGACCTAATCTTTGAAGTGAATTGATTAGTTCAGTCATACCGTTTAGTTCAACTGACATCAGCTACCACTTCCTTAGCGAATATCGTTAAAGTTTTATTCTCCATTCCATCATTAATTGGATCACCAATTATTAAGTAACTTTTACTAAGATGCTTTACTCTCATATCTGATGTAATATCTGTTCGATATCGGATAATAATCCTTAAATCTGATTCAACTTGATTTTGAGCTGCTGAATAAAATTCTCTAGGGTTAGAGGTTTTAATTGCAGACCAACATGATAATATATCACTCCATACATCTTCATAAAATCCATTTTTATTTTTTACTGAACCGGCATTTTTTTGAAAAGTAATTCTATGTCTAAATGATCCAGAGTTATTATTTGGACTGTATTTAAATGATCGCATTACATTTCACCCTCTAACGAGATTTCTTCAAGTGCACTCTCAATCGCTAAGTTGTTAATCAAGGTTAAAAAATTCGAGTTGAAAAATTCCAAAGCATCATTGTAAACATATCGCGATCTTTCAAAGACAAGTTCTTTAAAACTCTCATCTGCATTAACATTGTAGTACCCACAAACTTTTTTAAGGGCCACATCAGACGCAGAAAGGATGCGTCTTAGGTTTTCATCTTCAAAATCACCCAAGTGCATCCTTTCTTTAAATTCATTTAGAATATCATCTGAAATCATTTACCTCACTCCGTTTCAGAAGGAGTTTTATTCACAGCTTCAATAAATACTTTATTACATTTATTGTCTGTAGTAGAGAGTTGCTCCAATCGACTTTTCGTCGCTTTTTGCCCTTCTTTTGGATAAACATCTCCCTTTTCATAAACATGTCCATCATGCTTTAATTCTTTAAATCTATTTATCACTTTATAAACCACATTAATCCCTCCTAATAATTAAGAAACTCCTTAAAATTAAGGAGTTGGAACCGTAAAGTCGATATCTAAGTCATAAAGTAGAGCTGTCTTATTATCTTTTGGCTTACCGTTAGCGAACTGTTTCATAGTATATAATCGTGCATCTTCAATTGCTAATGTTTCGTCAAACTTGTTAATCTTATATCCACCAGCAATTGCAGCTAAATAAGTATCTTTAACAAAGAACAATGCTTTACCTTCATCAATTTCTTCTGATTCGAGTGGTGTGATGTTATATGGTAATGTAGTCACCCATTGACCATTTGTTGTTTGGATTGTGTTTCCAATTTGCACTTTAATAGCATCAATTGGATTCACTAACATTACTATTTTATTCGCAACTTTTCGAGCTTTATCTTTCGCATCTTTTGATAATGCAACAACTACTCCACCTAACTCTTTTGCAACAACTTCTCCCTTTTCAGAAGGAGCAAACGTTAACGTACCGCTAGAAGTTTTAGCTGTAACAGCCCCAGTTGTTGGATTTACATCCTTCGTTAAACCAATTGGTTCATTTTGCGCTGGTCCACGACCATTTACTAGGCCATATTCTAAACCTACAGAATATGATTCTACTAAGATTGCACGAACATATCGTTCCACATACTCTGGACCAAGTTCTAACATATCCTTTGGAATGACTGCAAAAGCTGTCAGTTTTAATTGTCCAATTTGCTCTTCTCGGAACGCTGCAGAAATTTGACCTTTAATTTCTCCAAATAGAGCTCCCCAAGCATAAGCTTTATTTGCATCAGAATAAATATAACGTGTTACTGCACCTAAATCTTTTAACCCAATTACATCTAGTAAAGGATGTTCGGTTACTAAATCATCAAATACACGATTTTGAGTAGTGACTGGTAAAATTGTATCTTCAGCAAATCCGCCACTTGCAATTACAGCATTAAAGAATTTACGTTCATTTGAAGTTAATACATTTTGACCACGTGCAGCTAAAATCTGTGCATCGTGTACTTCATTACGAGCTTCATTTGTAATGTTTTCAGTTAAATCATTTTGTAAAGCTGTAAACATCTCATTAAAAGCAGTTTCAATTTGTTCATGTGTAGAATTCTCATCCTTCACCACGTTCATATACGCTTGCTTTTTATCTTCAAAGTTTACCATTTTACCATTTACACTTTTTAATTTAATTGTCATGGACAATTACCTCCTAATTTTTTTGTATTAAAAAAAGTGTCGTCGTTTCGTGTTAGACAGCACTTGTTTTTGATTGTTTTTAATTTGATTTAATTCATTTTGCATAGATTTCATTTGAGATTTTAGTTGAGTGATTTCCTCTTCTTTATCATCTATCGATGTCGTTGATGCAGTAGAGGCAGCAAATCCAATTTCAATGGCTTTCTGTGCACTAAACCATGTCTCAGTATCCATCATGTTTCGTATTTCTTCTCTACTGATATTTGCCTTTGTCATGTATATATCAATGATTCCATCTTCAAGATTATCTAAAACATCTGCTTCTTTACGCATTTCTGTTTTAGTACCCCAAACTAAGCTACTAGCTTCGTGTATCATAATCATTGAACCCATTCCCATAACTAGCTCATCTGCAGCCATTGCAATTACAGACGCAGCTGAACACGCCCATCCATCAACATTAATAGTAATATTACCATTATGCTTTTTTAATCGATTGTAAATAGCTATACCATCGAACGCATCCCCACCAGGAGAATTTAGATTAATGATTAGATCACCATCACCTACTGACTTTAATGCATTATCAATATCAGTAGCCGAAACTGAGTCGTCCCACCAACTATCGCCAATTACACCATAAATAGTAATTTCAGTAGCATTGGTCACTTCATTATGAAATGTCTCAAACTTACGTTCAACTTTCTTTAATTGTTCAATGTGTGACTGATTTTTAAACGTCTTTAAAAAATCCTCTTTTGAAAATTTACGCATGATTGCTCTCACCTCCTTCAACTGCTCCAGCAGTTTGATAGTTTTTGGTAATTACAAACTTGTCCAGTTCTGGGTCGTCTGATCGTTCCGCTCCAAACAATTCCCTCACCTCGTTTCTCGTAAATGCACCTGAAGCAACAAGTTTATCTACTGCCTCGGCATTATCGATTAAATCCTTTTCGGTTACACCTTTTACTTCAATCTTACAACCTTTTAGGTAATCACTTTTGTCGATTAGTTTAGAATTTAATTCATCTCCAATTTTCTTAACAAGTGGACCAATACAAAATTTCACATAAGCTTTTATGCTAGTTTCATAATCAGCTAATTCGCCATGAATAAGTACATTAGGGATACCAAGTATATTTGCCACATCATCAATTAAAGATCGTTTTAATTTTGTAAGTTCTTCGATTGATTGTCCCTTACTCTCACCTTTCGCAACTTCGGTGTAATTAAACCCTTTTAACTTTGGAACTAGAGCAATAGAATTCTTTCGGAATGAAGCAAATAACTTATCAATGAATATTTGTAATTTACCTTGGTTTTCTCCACTAAGAGATTGAGTTGAGTCGATATCAACTGTCCCTCTAATTTGATTGTTCCTTAGGCTTACTTCAATCATTCTACTAAATAGATCAGCATAGTCATCAAACATACCAGCCATGAATTCGGTTAACTTTTCATTGTTATAAGTTAAATAAATAACTTCATCCATTCTAAATGATCGTTGAAACGTATAATCCTTGACAGTAACATCTTTAAAAACATCAGGATAAACCGCATATTCAATTCGAGTAAAACTATCGGCAATCAGTATATCGTTGTTATCTGTTAAAACAGCTAACACTTCATTTTCATTAATTAATTCATAAATGAATTTTTGCCAAAAATCTGCAGCTGATTGATCAGTATTAGGTCTGACATTCAAAAGATAATACCAATCATTTAATTGACTCCTCTTATCATTCATATATCGAAAATTTGATTGAGCAATTGTCCTTCCCATAAAATTAATACATGTTTCTAAAGCTAGCTTTTTTAAATAAGCACGTTGTGTCGTTTCATTAGTAAAATCCAAATCAAACAAACTTTCTAGTTCGCTATTACGCTTTAATACTGAGTCCAAAAATCCCATTTTACATATTCACCCCCTCCCTAAAAATTAAGCGCATCTAACATATCCAGCGCATCTGAAACATCATAATCATCCAAATCTCTTGATGCCCATACTCCGTATAAAAACATCATAAAACCATCAGTTTTGCGTTTAACTTCTTCTTTTTTTCGATAAACTTTGTTACCGTTAGGTAGTCGCTTAACCAGTACATTATTTGTGTACCATCGCATAAGTGGGTTGTCGCCAAATATGATTTGTTCATTTTCGAACGCTATTTCTATGCGTGGTGCCAGTAATCCACTTGCAGCATCTGGATTACGTATAACTTCTACTTCAAATCCATTCGCCTCAAACAACGGTTTCAAGATATCCATTTTATAGTTATCACCGATAATTTTTTTTATGTTCCAACCTTCCTCACGTCTATCGACAAACCATTTAACAACAAGGTGCGGATCCATCGTTTCAATATCCAACACGGTTAAAAGACCATCGTTTTCCCATTCACGTATAGGCGCGAATTTACGATGGTCCTTCTTGTTATTATCTTCAGCTTTATTTTTGCTATAAGCGTAGTGTTTATCTGCGAACGGCTTACATATAAAAGAATGTGCAAGTTCCTTTGGTATATAAAAGTTATCATTTTTCAAAAATAATAAGCCCATTGCAACAAAGTCACGAACAGATGCATAATCTAAACAACCAATACATTCACGTTTTTTTAATTCGTCTAAATCATAATCTTGATCAGTTGCCTTAATTTTTTTCCATGACGTCACACTTTTCTCTAAATCTACTTTTGGTAAGTTCATACGTTTTGTAACAAATTCTTCATAACCGTCAGGGTTATGTTCTAATTTGTTATATTGTTTCTTCACCGTTTTTAAAAGTGTGTTCGCATAGTTCGTTAGTGGTGGATGAAATTGTGAATTCGCTTTTTGCCACATTTCAGGATTGTGCATTTCTTTTTCATCATCCAAACAACACATAAACGGAAATAAACCATCATCGCGAATGCTTACAGTACCATCTAGTAAATTATCAGCTCTTTCTAATAACTTATCCAAGAAACCTTCACGAACATAACCATCCGAACCTACAAAAAATATTCTTGGATTTGGAACTTTACCAAGTCCAGAAGTAAATACGTCTACAGTGGATGAATTTTCATATTGATGAATTTCTTCAAATATAACGCAACCATCTCGTAAGCCATCTTTTGTATTCGCATTAGATGTATGATACTGAAACTCTGATTTCGTAATACGTGATTCAATTAGAGCTTTCTTATGGTTAAAATGCGCTTTTAATCTGTCGTCTTTATCAATCGTGTTAAACACTTCTGTAAATGACATCTTAGCTTGTTTTTCACTGTTTGCTACAACTGACACATTATAATTATCTATATCATGTAGCTCGCTAATAAAATAATTCGCTAATGTAGAAATACGTCCAGTTTTTCCACCGCCACGTCCTTCATAGTCTAAATGTTCATCGAATACCAATGATCCATCTTTGTAATACAAGAAAATGAAACACGTTTTGAATTTTTGAGTAAGCGTTAGTGGAAAATAATACTTTTCTGTAAAAGCTATATAACTTTCAATTTGATTATTATCAAAATACATATCATTGGCAGATAGTATGTCACGTTCAATCAATTTAAGTAATTTAATACGTCTTTTATTTAAAATGATTTCGCCATCGCGCCACTGGCGAATATATTCATCAATATAGCTATAACTAATCAAATTAAACTACCACGATTCACTTTACCTTCAACAGTTGGAACGGCAGGGGTAGGAGTAACTTTCAATTTAAATTTAATTGATTTTTCCAAAGCTATTTTTTGAGCGTTGATTTTCATTTTTTCATTCATACTAGGATGACTTTTTATAAATTTTTGAGTACCATTTTCTATTACAATACTTACTCCATCACGTTCAATTACCCTATCACATTCAGCGTCTAATTCATGTAAACGAATTAAGTCATTTACTTTCTTTACTTCTAGTAAATCTTCAGTATCAATCCGTGCTAATAATTGTTTTTTTAATTTATTAAAATTTGCTTTTTTCATCTTACTCCTCCCCCCAACACCCCTTATGTGAAGGCCAATTTTTAAATATTTTCAGAGAGTTGACCCCTCTCCCCGGTGCCCCGTGGCCACAAAGCCACAAAACTTTTAGACCGGGGGGTCTCTGAAATCAATGCTGATACCAAGTTAATACTGTACCTTTTTCTCTAACTTGTTCACACTTTTCGATTTCCATGACATCTTGACCATCAACGACTAGGTCAATCACTTCTTTTGCAGTATTGGCGAGTACAACTGATCAAGCTAAGTCTCCACTGAAGAAATACTCTAACTTCCATACCTTTAACATTCCCTTCACTCCTTCACCAACGTTCATCTTGAGCCCATTTGTTTTCCTTTATACCAAAGTCTCTACCGTGCTCCTTGTTATGACAATCGACACAAACCGTTTCAAGGTTATCAATATCAAGTGCAAGATCAGGATGATGTTCTAGTTCTTTGATATGATGTACCACTAACTTAATTTTCTTTCGTTTAGCACTCTCACTATATTCATACGTGTCTAAGAAAACTTTTCCTTGTCGCTTACATTCCTGGCATTCATGGTTGTCACGTTGCTTTATTTCTTCACGAAGCTGCTTCCATTCCTTACTATCGTAAAACTTACGCTTTTGCTGACGATTTTTGTATTCTGTCATTTATCAGACTCTAAGATACTATTCACTTTATCTAATATTTTTTCTCTAACTACAACTGGAACACGTTCATCATCAACAACATCACGTAATACATCAAAGATCTGTTTAACTTTATCTAATTCAGTGGCCACCACATTTACTTTTAACATTTCATTTCCTCCTAACAGAACCATTTACTCTTTTATATTTATCTCGATTCATGCCCATGATTTCTTTCCAATTAACTTTCTCTTCTTTCGGTTTTTCAAATACTTCACCGCAGTTTAAGCAACATCTAACTGTATTACCGTTCGTTAAGGTGTTAAAGCGAATCATCCCTTCTTGTTTACACGTATGACATGCTCGTTGTTTCTTTTTCTTAGGTGAATTGATCTTACTCAGCTGCTTCTTTTGTTCATTCGATAATTGATCAGCAATCTTCATGAGCTCACCTCATTATTCATAATAAAAAAACACCTCTGTTTGGGTGCTTGATCATTACTCGTTTGTTTAATAAATTTTTGTCTATCTTAAAAAATAAAAGGATTTTCCCCGATTTTTGTTGAATAATTCCGACTAAAGGAGGTGTTCAAAATGTATTTTGTAATTTTCAAGGCAACTAATGGTCAATACTACTTCGTTCTCAAGGCAGCAAATCACGAAACAGTAGTTACTAGTGAAACTTATTATTCAAAATCTAGTGCTCAAAGTACTATAGACTCAATAAAAAAGAGTACCAATATCAATACCCCTACTTTTGACAGATCTTAAGAATTTGATTTTTTACACTGAGTAATTGAGCAGCTTGTTCTTCAAGTTGCTTATTTACATTATTTAATAGCGCATTGTCTTTGTAGTCTAAATACTTTTCAATACTTTTACAATGACTTAACATAAATGCCACTTGTTCTTCTAGCTGATTAAATAATTGAATTCCATTTTTAGGTACTCTATCGTCTATAAATAATGGAGTTGTAAATTCGTAAAACATTTCTTTAACTTTACTATCCTTACTCAAATAAGGACCTTCTATTGTTTTCATCGTGTACTCAATACCTAATTCTCTAAGAGTTCTTATAGCCTTTAATACCTCGTTAATTGCATATCCATTCATTACTGCATAATGATTGGCCAATAACATACCTACTGTCCAATCTGCTCTACCATGAGCTGACTTAGCATTTACATAAGAATCATTGTCTTTGATTTCGCTATACTTTTTCTTCGCATAGCTTCCAGTACCTTTTTGTTTGATTAACATTCCACATCACTCCACTTCACTTTTTTTAGAAGAATCAAAAAGAGCACATCATCTAGTGATATGCCCTCTTTGATAGAATTCTATGTTATTAGAATAAATGATTTTGTATATAGTTTCGGTAACATGAAAGTAAGTTACCTAAATGTTACCTTTTATTTCGTCTGCAAACTTGACAATCTTCATAATTACTGAATGTTTATTCTTAATATATTGATAATCGTAATTCAAATGAGTAGCAATACGTTCTAGTGTATAACCCTCTATATACTTTAACCTTAAGATATGGTTGTCTAACCCTTTAAATTTAGAAACCAACAACGTTAACTTGTTAATTTGTTTTTTACTTTCTTCAAGATCATCTTTTATCCGTTCAATACGTTCCTCAAGCTTAGCTCCATCTGAATCTGCTTGTAACTTAATTCCAGATAAGTCGCCTTCTACCCATCTTTTTAATTCTCTTTCTGATTGTTCTAAGTTGAATTCGAGATAGGTCACTTCTTCTTCTAATCTATGATAATCTTTTAGCCATTCATACAAAGAACAATCACCTACCTTTTAATATATTAAGCTTTAAGTCTGTAATACTTTCACCCTTCCAGTTTCTCGATGCTTTAGATGCATTTCACCAGGAAGATTTTTAATGATTAACCAATTTTCATGCTTAAGACCATACGTTTTTATTAAAATAGCTTGTCTCTTAGTTGGACATTTACCTTGCTTCATTAATTTCCCTCCAGTGTTTTTTCTTTGGATTCAATTAACAACTTTGTAATTTCATAAACTAAGTTCTCCATTGGACACCTACTTTTCGTTTTAGTTCCGTTATGCGAAATTACATCTTTCCTGCTGCTCTTTTAGAAAGTTCCCAATACTGACCATTAGGAACGAAATTAAAACCAAAAACATCAAAGAAATTATCATTACTCATGGAAAAGTATGCTTTTCCTAGTTCTATCGTTTGATAAGTTTTAATTAATTCGTTATTACTGTTATAAACAAACACCGTTTTTCCTCTTTGTATAGGTTTTTTAATGATGTTTCTTATATAGTTTTCAATACTCAATTCCTCACCCCTCCATGCAGCATTTTATCAACCAACAATTCACTTCCTAAAAATCATTAGTTACTTATTCTGAACGCCTTTTCCAAAACACTTACTACACAATCCTTTTTCACCTGTATCTCTAAAAACAGGAAATCCAAAAATTGTTTTATTTGTAGCAACAACTGTCTTGTAAAATACGAACCCTTTTCCCTTACAAACTTTACATTTTTTCATTCCGAACCCTCCAATTTACATGTATAAAAATCAAATTAAACGTAAACAATTTATTCATGGGCCAGCTCTGCCACTTTCCATCTCCGCGATTCTGNCAGAAAGAATGGCCCATTTTNTTATTNTTCCAATGCTTCTTGTGCGATTTTATGAATATCTACAACCCAAATTTTTGATGTTATCTTCTTTAACGCTTGTTCGTAACTGTTTACTTTTTCTTCATAGA